CGTTGCCATTTGCCCTTACCTTATCTTTTAAATCTTCTATATCACTTAATGCTTTTTCTAATTGATCTCTTAAAAATTCTATATTAACTTTGTTTGTCATGTTCATCTCTTGAGTTTCTTCCATCTTCTCAACGGACTTATACAAATCCTCTAATAAAAAATGTTGCTCCTGGTCCACAGGGACCTGTTCTGATTTTTTAAGTAAATCATTTGTAAACAATTCACGTGACGTCTCTAGCGATACTAATCTTGAAGTCAACTCTGTATATGCAAATACACCCATTGCGACCAGTATGATTAACGATGCTACAGTTTTCATAGGCATCTGTACAGCTGCTGATTCAGATATATTTAAAGGTTTATTACTCATTTAATTTTATTCCATTCTTCATTATCAACACCAGTTGTAGGTTTTGGTAACGGCAGTATCATAACCTCTTTTGGGGGAATTTTCAATTTGCTTTTCTTTGATTTTATAAACTTATCTCCCATTAAATTGACGTCTGGGTTCTCTTTTTTATACTCATCTTTCATATCATCCCAAAGACTTTTAGCATTTTCAGGTCTAGTATTGTCTCGTGCAGGAGTTACGCCTCTACATTTAGATACTAACAAATCAAAGTTAGAGTTAAGTGCTAGACTTGGATTGCTGTTAACCCTACTACACATCTTCATTAACTCTAATTGTTGTTTGATTGCTACGTTTTCTTTTGCTGTTTTACAATCTGTGCCTAAATATTTTCTGTAGGTAAATCTTAAATACTGTTGTTCGTTTGTACTACTATCACTATAATTATAATCAGTATCTCTTTGTTCTGTAGAGATTTCCATTTCACCACATCTTACACCATAGTCGTTAAGATATTCATTTTTCGAATGTGCAGGTCCGCCAAACAAAGCAAGCAATGTTATCATTACAATTAGTATTGCGGTAAATCTATAATCCATGCGGAGACCTTCCATATGTTTACCTGTTTAAATCTTTAATATCATAGTCGTGTTCTCTGACTTGATCTGCTAGTTGTCTGTATAAATTTTCTGCCATCTGCCAAGTAGATTCAGCAGAGGTTAGTCTTGTGTTTTGATCTACAATTTTATCTTCAGCAACTTTTAAATCTCTTTTAAGATCTACGATTTCTTGCTGGTTAGTGTTGATAGTATCTGTAAGATTAACAATATAACGAACGCCAGTAAATGTTCCGACTAGCACTGAAGCTACTACGGGTACTAATACAAAATTCTTTTTTAACAAATCTGCTAAATTCATTTACTATCCTCATTTTTTTTCCTCAATCTCATAAAAGAAATTGTCGGTGTCTTCTGTTTTCCATGCTCCGGTATCTTCTACATTCCATTCTGAAGTTTGTACTTTCCAGTCAGGAGTAGTGTCCTTTACTGTGAAAGAAGGTAGGTCCCAGATACATCTGTTGTTAGGTTGTGCTGCATAGTTGCCGTTGTCTAACGCAATTATGTGAGCGCACTTATGTTCGTGCGGTATCTCTGAATGATCAGAATTTAGTATATTAGCATCTGGGTGTCCCCAGTCAACGGTAAATAAATACTTACCATGATGCCATTTTTTATCTTTACCAATGTATTTTCCTGAAACGGATGCTAAAAGATCCCAAGAAGTAACAGCAGGGTAATAAGAAAAACTATTCCACAATTCCAATTCATCAAGTCTCTGGGATGGAACAGCTTCCGGTTGAAAACCACGTTGAATAAAAGCTGATATGGGGAGACGATAAAAGACAGCACCGTTTTCCATGATGGCATGGAAGAGGATAGCCCTTCCGGTAAGTGATGTGATACCGAAGATAATACAGTCTTCAACTTCGCCTTTATGTTTTTTAAGGTCATATAAATACTCCTTTTTTATTTGCGCGTATTGTACAGGAATATTAGCATTTAAGTAAGCCATAATTTTATATTATCATCAAAATTATTGTAGTCTATTGTAATTTCGTCACCTATTTTTATATCTTTTAATGCATAACCCTGTTCATCTACAGTTGGATTATCGCTGTGGTTTAGATATTTTTCATTATCAATTCCTAAACAATATTCATTTTCGTCCTCTTCATGAGCATGTGTCTGTATAAAATTAGCTAATGCTAAAGGCATTCTAGGTAGATTTGTTTTATTAAATCTTATTTCAAACTCAGGTCTCACTTCTTTTATCTTTCTTCCTTTTTTTATATTTTCTTTAGAAAATACACCAACACCTTGTATAGAACTTTTATCTAAATAAGTGTCTATTAAAAACATTATTTTATTGAGCCCCAATTAGGTCCCTGTTTATAGTTAACTTTGTTAGGAACTTTTAATTGAATAGCTTTTTCCATTGTTTGTTTTACTATATCTCCCTCTTTATCATTTTTTACAGATAGACACAACTCATCATGAATTTGTATCTGCGGTAAAATACCTTGTGCATACAAGTCAACCATAGCTTTTTTAGTCATGTCTGCAGCACTACCTTGGATTAATCTGTTTAAAGCTTTGTAAGTAAAAGCGGGTTTGTAATTCATTTCGAAGTGTTTCATATAATCTTTAGGTATTTTTTTGTCTTCATACATATCGTTTACTGAAGCCTTGTAAGCAGTCTCCGCTTCTTCTCTAGTTAAAATTGGTACAGGAGTGTATCTATTTAGTTTTCTATCCCATTGTCTATTTTGAGTTTCCCACTTATTAAATCTACAAAACCTATCATACAACGTAAATAATAATTTATTGGCTTCTGCAAATTGAATTAGATCTTGTGATAGTCTTCTAACAAAAGGTGCATTCTCGTGATAAGTATTAAACAATACTTCAGCATCTGCTCTACTTAAATTTAACTCATTAGCTAATTTTATTTTACCCATACCATAGAAGAGTCCCAGGTTAATTGTTTTGGCCATGGTCCGTGATATCTGGGCCATGTCTGCTACAGCTTGGTGAAAGTCTACATCATCTTTGTCATCGTGATATGCTTCTTCTATCTTTTCTAAACTCTCTATTAGATTTAAAGGTAAAGGTTCATCATCAGGATTCGGTTCTCTTTCTAAATATATTTTTAATGCGTAGTGCACTACGATTCTCGGTTCTTGTTGTGAGTAATCAAACGATCCCCAATGACACCCTTCATCAGGTATAAATAATTCTCTCATCTTCTTACCAATAAAACCTTTTGATGGTATCTGTTGTAAGTTAGGGTTAGACATTGAAAATCTTCCAGTCACTGTTCCACCTTGATCGGATCGTATTTGATTTATGTCTGCATGTATTCTACCTTCATGAACAAAGTCTAATAAACCTGTAATAAAAGTATTTTCTGTTTTGTCAAAGTTTCTTGCTTTAACTATTAGACGTAAGAAACGATTCTCATGAGTTGTTAGATAATCTTTAGGTAGTTGTGGTAGTCCGGACTTTGGAGTTGTTTTGTAATTAGTAATTTTTTGTTGATCTAATAAATTTTTAATAGAAGATGCAGCCCAAATTTCTATCTTAACTCCTGTTTTTCTTTCAATAAAATCAATTATGTTTTGTTTTGTCTTACGTAAACGTTTACCAAATGCCTTAGCTTTTTGGACATCTATCTTAACTCCCTTAAACTTCATGTCAACCAGGCAAGGAAACAATTTAGTTTCTAATTCAAATATTTTTCTACATGTTTTAATTTCATTTGTTTTAGGATCTGTGTATAATGTTTCGTCTAATTTTTTTTCAAATTTATTCCACAATTTTAATGTTAAGTTAACGTCTTGCTCTGCATAATCTTTTACTAAATGATAAGGTAGTTTATGCATGTTTGTCATTGGATCTTTTATAGTTCCTTTAGACCACTCTAAAACTTTTGCAGCCATGTCATATTTATATTTAGATTCTTTCAAATAATCTTTACTGATAGCATCTAAAGAATATTTCATTCTAGTTTCATCGATAACCGATGCTGCAATCATTGTGTCGAGTAAGGGTCCTTCTAACATCTCTCCAGTCGATGCTCTGATCCAACAAACATCATACATTGCATTATGAAATACCTTACGTATGTCCTTGTTTTTAAACACTTTTTTGTTCAGATAATCCCAGGTTTCTTTAGTATCTAAGTTGTCTGTCATGTGATGTGCAATAGGAAAATACAAAGTTTGTTTCTTAGTAGCAATGGCTATACCAGTTACAAAACCTTCTTTAGCTACCCGACCTCCGTTGGATCTAATCGCACCTACACCTTTAGTTTTTAAATTAGGATCGTATGTTTCTAAATCGATTGCAACAGTATCTATGCCTGTTAAATCTAAATCACTTAGTTGTGGAACTGTACACATTATTTGTAATCCCTTTCTATTATCATTTCTATAAAATGAATTGCTTTTTCTAAATCTTGTTTCTTTCCTTTGTCTGCATGTCTTATAATATATTTTATAGCACAACCCTCAGGATATAAAAGTTTATTTTCTATTACAAACTTGCTGGGTTGAATTTTATATTTTTGGTAGTGGGATCCTCCAATTTGTTTATCATATGGTTTACTCATGCTGATCTTACTCCTAGTTTTCTTTTGGTTGTTGATGCGAGTTCCCAGTAATCGAAAACTCCTCGGCTGTATGCTGTATATTCTAATCTTAATTGTGTATGAAAATCTTCTGGAGCTCTTTTCATACTCATAGTATGGTCTACAATAACATTATCAAATGTTAAACCTTTTACTTGATGTATGTTTCCATAAAAAATCTGATTAGGTTTTTCATTATCAAATCCATTTGCTATTACTCTTTTTATATACTGTAATTTTTCTGCTCCTCCTGTGACACCACTAGGTACACGAATTAAATCAAAGTCTGTATATTGTTTAGACTCAGGTCTTAATAATTTTAAATCAATTAATTCATCTATTGTGTATTCTTTGTCTATCCAATCCTTAAAATCATATTCACCTTTACCTTTAGGTATAACTTTACTACCCATGTAATCCCAAAATGATTTAATTTGTTTGAGATACATTGGTTTACCATTTACAAAATCTGGCCAAACATAATGACAATTTATTTCTTTTTTAGATGCGTGAGGTGAGCAATCCACCATCGCATATTCTAATCCTTGTTTAGATAAAAACTTAGTTACACGAGTATCACTTGGCGTACCTCTGTAAGTAAATAAAAATGTTTGATTTGTATTTTTAATTTTATTTAATAAAATATCTAAATGAGTAGAGCCTCTTTCTAAATAAGGTAGTTTATATCCCATACCTTTAATAGTTTCTCCAACATGACCTAAGCCATGTTCTTCTCTATACTTAGCAGGAGTCCAAATTCTGTGAGAACCCCATTTATCCCACACCGGCATTATAACTTTTTTACATTTTGTATTAATTGCTTCACTACATCTTAATCCGTCTGCTAATTCGTGATAAGGATTAGAAGCTAGTTTATGAAAGTAATCTGGATTAGACCCTGCATATTCAAATAGAGTTTGATCTGCATCACCAATTAAATAAAAGTGTCCGTCTTTTACATTAGTTGCCATTTTCTCAATGGCTGCAGTTTGTGGAACGTTGCTGTCTTGACACTCATCAATTATTACTGCATCAACATCAGGTGCTTTAACATCTGGATCTATAAATCTTTCTATCATATCTGTAAAATCTTCTTTGTTATTAAGATCTTTATAAGTTTTATAAATCTCATATAACTCTTTCATAATTTGAACATTGTAAGGTTTATATTCATTTTGATCATCACAGTTTCTCCAGTATTCATCATAAGTCATACCTCTTCCCTTAGCGTCAGAT